TTTATTTCCTGATCCGCAACAAATGCCATTTGATACTGATACTTAGCAAGAGTAAGCACAGCAGCAGGAATACTATTCGGAACCATGGAATCATAACAAGCATCGTAAATACGACGCAATAGGACAGAAGTATCATTGTCCAAGTTACTGACAACCCATTTACGTACTTCGGGAAAATCTTTCTCCTTAAGTTTTTTAACCAAGTCATTGACTTTTACATCACTAAATGTTGCAAGGATACCTGGATCAATAGTACCTGAAGAAGAATATCTTTGACACTCATTAAGAACACGTCTCCAATCTGGAAAGTGCTTATTAATAAGTTCTACCAGGACCTTGTTATCATATTTAACACCTTCTGTATCCAGGATTTCTTGGATACGTTTGAAGAATGAGGCTGCAAGTCCCTGTCGATCTTTTCCCTTAATTGAGAACTCGATGACGGTACAACGGGAATGGAGGGGTTCGATAATTTTGTTTTTGAAATTGCAGGTAAAGATGAATCTGCAGTTGCCAGAAAACTCCTCTGTAAACGCCCTAAGTAAGAGTTGTACGTCGTTTGTTGTGTTATCAGCCTCATCGATGATGATGACTTTGTGTTTGCCAGTTGCTTGAAGTGAGACGGTCGAAGCGAAATTCTTTGCAGTATTTCTGACCGTATCAAGAAAGCGTCCCTCATCCGATCCATTGATGACATAAACATCTACTCCCAGTTCTTTACACAGTGCTTTAGCAACAGTTGTTTTACCACATCCTGCAGGACCAGAAAGCAACATGTTAGGTATTTCACCTTTATCTAGGAAGTCTTGAAAAGTCTTCTTAATGTTTGGCGGTAAAATACACTCATCAATAGTTTTGGGTCTGTATTTTTCAACCCAAAGAAATTCATCACGCATGTTCTTTTTTCACCAAAGTAAACGAACCATCATCATTAGGAATCCATTCTAGCACAGCCCCCTCCTTCCAACCAATTTCTTCCATAAGTTCGTCGGGAAATGTTAGAATCCCATTCTCATCAACTGTTAAAGTAGTTTTCATTCTAAAGGACGAACAAATTCATTTGACACAATATCAGTTGCCTTCAATTGTTCTCTCATATATTCTACACCATTTTCAGGTATAGCGGTATCTCCACACGTAAACACATCACAAACTGCCATACCATTCTCTGGCCAAGTATGGATACTGAGATGACTCTCAGCAAGCATAGCAATTCCAGTCACACCTTGCGGTTCAAACTTATGTACTGTCAAGTCAAGAAGAGTTGACTTACACTCTTTTGATGCTCTGAACAAAACCATTCGTATAAACTCTTTATCATCAAGCAAATCAAAAGGACAACCTTTCAAGGTAAAAAGAATATGTTTCATTTATACCCAATCAGGTTTACGATCGGGAATACGAAGATAATTATCGCATACCCATGGTTTAGATGAAATATACATTTTATATTTGTCAAAGATGGATATTGAAGTATCATACTTGAACTCATCAGGTCCAGCAAATACAAATGGCGTTGGACCCTTCCCACTGCGACCTTGCGGATCTGCTGTAGGAAGTATCTCCTTTGCTGCTAGAAGCGTCTTCTGGCAGGTGTGGACCTTACCATAGCGAGCAGTGTACTCATTGCACATAGCAAGTCCGTGAGCAAGCAACCACTGCCAGTTGGTCACAAACTCATTCGCCCACTTGGTGCATGGGTGGTTACGAAAAGCACCCTTCTCAGTAGCATAGGGAGTACCATCTGCTCTAGGAAGAGTGCCGAAGTTATGTCCCCATTTATCAGAGCATACAATAGCAAGCATCTGACAGGTCTCTAGGGGCATCTTGACAATGTGCTTGTCAGGAAGAACCATAGCAGACATGTATGGGTTTGGATCTGTCACAAAGATATTCATAATATTTTTGATAAAGAGATTATCAAAAGGAATGATAGCATTATAACCACATCCCAGGATTTTGTCTTTACAAAGTAAGGAACTGAAATAGCATCGCCAATAAAGTGAAGAAGCACTCCAAAAGCAACACTGACATGAAGAACCACAAAGTAGGCAATGATAGCAAGAGCACTACCGGTGATTCTCATGGCAACATCAAAGGTCATCAACCAAAAGTAGAATCAGGTTCCAAAGCAATATAATAGGTCAGATCATGATTCTTGGAAGTAAATCGGGACAGAAGTTTTTGTGACACAACAACCTCATAAGTTCCAGGGAGAATCTTAATATTCTCAACTTTAAAGTTAAATGAGAACTCTTTGTCAGTCTCACCAACAATAACAGAGTAATCATTAGAAGTGTCGTTCTTCTTATCACGAACAACCAGTTTGACCACACCTGCTTCACCAACAGCAGAAAGGTCAGGAAGTTGATAAACAGCAGACGCTTTCAGCAGTTTATCCAACTGCTCAGTGCTCAGTTCAAACTGCACATCCTCACTAGGAAGTTGAATTGCTTTCTCTGGAGGTGTCACAATTACATTGGGGTCTGCAAAAAAGTACTTAGAGCGAGACCGACCTTCACGAATAACAACGTATCCATCATTAGCAAAATCAAGTTCAGGACTAGAATGTAAACTCAAACCATTAAGAAACTGGTTTAGGTCATAGATTCCAAAGTCCTTCATGAACTCTTCATTAATCGTTGCCTCTGCAAGAATGTTCTTCATCACACTAATAGTGCGAAGTTTGCTACCCTCTTTAAACAAAATGGATTGGTTGATTGAAGAGAAGTTCTTCAAAACAGAAATAGTCTTATCAGAAAGTTTCATAACAGGTCGAATTTTCATCACTGAGGATAGGTTTCAAGGTTTGCATTTTTGTCATTAAAATGCATTAGAAGTACAGCATAATGCAGAATCTTCATAATGTCACGACGGGCGGTTCCCTTCTTATCATATCGTGACGCATACTTGAGGATGTTGCTGCGACAAAATGCCTCACCATCACCACAAGCTTCGATAAGATCAAGAGTTTGAATCTTATCAGAACCAGCAGAATAATGCTGGTCATATGTTCTAGTGATGTAATCTTGCAACTCTTTAATGATTACATCTTCACTATACTTCCTCCTACCATTGGAGGATGGGGGATTAGAAGGTTTGGGTAGATCAAAAGAAAGAGTATCTTTAGATTCAAAGTAATCATATGGCACAGATTCTGCAGCATTAATACCATCACTTGTGAAGGTGATATGATCATTACCCATACCACCTGGAAGACGAGAACTACTGAAAACAATAGTGTCTGGAGATGCAGTGCCAGGATTACCTGTCAGACTAAATCCATCTTCATTCCAATAATCTTGATTAGACATATTTAATTCGTCAAATAGAAAGGACCATGAGTTAGTCATATTATATCAGGATTGCACCTCCGCGTCAATGGGCATTACGAAGTCCGCATCAACTTTATCATATAGTTCTAGGAATGCCTGCTTAGTTTCATCGTCAAAACGATTCACGCAAACTTGAATCGCTTTTGCCTTATCGTTGAAGATACTGTATGCACGGACGATATGAACCAGACGACGAGTGCTGATGATTTCTTCGATACCACCATCATAGAAGGTCTTGCGGATGATATCTGCCCAATCAGAGAGACGCTTGCAGAACTCTTCATCCTTACAGATTTTACCAAGAATCTTCTGTTCTGTGGCAGATGCAGGATACTCTTGCTCAAAGGTTACAGGGAATCGCTCAAGGAATGCTTCGTTGAGCACGTTAGTGCCAATGAATCGTCCGTCGTCACTTCCTTTTCCTTTAGTATTGGCGGTTGCGAATACTTGGAAACCTTCTGTGGGCGCAATGAATTTGCCAATCTTCTTGAGGAAAACTCCTTTTCCTTCGAGAATAGACTGGAGACAAAGGATTTTGTTTGAGGCAAGGTCGATTTCGTCAAGGAGCAGGACAGCTCCTCGCTGGAGTGCTTCAATGACCGGGCCATTGTGCCAGACGGTTTCACCACCAATAAGACGGAAACCACCAATAAGATCATCTTCATCTGTTTCTACTGTAATGTTGACTCGGATAAGTTCTCTACCCAATTGAGCACATGCTTGCTCCACAGAGAACGTTTTACCATTACCCGAAAGACCCGTAATGAACGTTGGATAGAACAGACCGGACTTAATAATCTTTTTAATATCAGCGAAGTTACCAAAGCTGACGAAGGTATCATCTTTTGCAGGAATAAGGTTT